GGCGACTCAGGTGCTAGTACTATTATAACTGCAGCACAACAAATGATTGAAAGTCGCGGTGATGCGTTTTTAGTTGTTGATCCTGCTGCATACGGCACTGCATTGTCAACCGTAGTAACTACTGCAGATGCACGTAACAGTAATTATGTTGCTGAATATTGGCCATGGGTATTGATTGCTGATCGTGACTTAGGACGTAATGTTTGGGTTCCAGCTAGTACAGTAGTACCAAGTGTATATGCATTTAATGACCGAGTAGCTGCCCCATGGTTTGCACCAGCCGGTCTCAACAGAGGCGGTATTGATGTAGCAGTTAGAACTGAACGTAAATTAAATCAAAGCAACCGTGATACATTGTATGATGCAAATGTTAATCCAATTGCTAGTTTCCCTAATCAAGGGGTTGTAGTTTACGGACAGAAAACTATGCAGAAAAAGTCGTCAGCTTTGGATCGTGTAAATGTACGCCGTCTGTTAATTGCAGCTAAAAAGTTTGTTGCATCAACTACCAAGTATTTGATTTTTGAACAAAATACAGCAGCAACTCGCAATAGATTCTTAAGTATTGTTAATCCTTACTTCGACAATGTACAACAACGTCAAGGTTTGTATGCATTTAAAGTAGTAATGGATGAGAAAATGAATACACCAGATGTAATTGATCGTAACGAATTACGTGGTGCTATTTATTTGCAACCTACCAAGACTGCAGAATTTATAATTATTGATTTCAATATTCTACCGACTGGTGCTGCTTTCCCAGAATAGTCGTAACGAATAAAAAATAAACAAGGAGAACACTAATGGCAGAAAGAATTGTTTCGCCAGGCGTATTTACAAACGAGATTGATCAGTCAGCCCTCCCCGCAGCAATTGCGGGGATTGGTGCTGCTCTAATAGGACCAACCTCGCGAGGGCCTGCGAATATCCCAACAACAGTAACTAGTTATTCTGAATTTGTACAGACCTTTGGAGGTGCATTTACTTCTGGCTCTGGAACTGCGGAGAATACCTACAAATATTTAACTAATCATTCAGCACAAGAATATCTTAAGTATGCTGATACATTAACAGTAGTACGTGTAATGGCTGGCGCATATGATTATGCATGGAGTAATGTAGCTAGCCAAGCCGGAGGCACTGCTGTCGTTAACGGGGCATTTAGATTAACAGTATTAGGCGCTGGAGCTGATCAAAATTCCGATACTACCGGCGTAGAGGCAGGTCAAGGTCCACGCACTGGTGGTTCTGGTAGTGCCGTTAGCGAAGATGGTCGTACTGGACGTTTAACTAATGGGTCTCAGTATAATTTACGATGGGTAGTTAATAATGTTAGTAATACTAAAGGTACCTTTAGTTTATTGTTTCGTCGTGTTGATGTTATTACCAATCTTAATATAATTGTAGAACAATATAATAATTTAACGTTAGATCCTACATCTCCAAATTATATTGCAAAGGTAGTAGGGGATATATCATATACAATAAAAGACTCAGGTACATCTCAGCCATATTTTGAAATATCTGGATCTTATCCGAATCGTTCTAAGTATGTACGCGTAAGTAATATTGCTAAAACAACAACATGGTTTGACCAAAACGGTAAAATACGTTTATCAGCAGCATCGGCTAGTTTACCTGCAGCTGTATCAGGTACATTTGCATTCGGGCTGAACGGGTCTGAAAGTCATCCGAAAGCCTTTAATGAAAATATATTTGTATCTGGCGCAGGCAATTATACAAGTTTAGATGGTAATCAGCAGCAAGGATTTAATATGTCTGAAAGCTTTTACCGTAATGCATATTTAGACGCTATTAATTTACTAAGTAATCAAGATGATTATGATTTCAATTTGTTAACGTTGCCTGGATTAGTGGACGGTAATTCGTACGCTAGTACTATTATAACTACGGCCCAACAAATGGTTGAAAGTCGCGGTGATGCATTTTTAATTATTGATCCTGCTGCATATGGAACTAGTTTATCTAACATTGTTGCTACTGCAGATACACGTAACAGTAATTATGTTGCTGAGTATTGGCCATGGATATTAATAAAAGATGTCGAGTTAGGACGTAATGTTTGGGTTCCAGCTAGTACAGTAGTACCAAGCGTATATGCATTCAATGACCGAGTAGCTGCCCCGTGGTTCGCACCAGCTGGTTTGAATCGTGGAGGTATCGATGTAGCAGTTCGTACAGAGCGCAAGTTAGATCAAAGCAACCGTGATACATTGTATGATGCAAATGTTAATCCGATTGCTAGTTTCCCTAATTTAGGTGTAGCTGTATATGGTCAGAAAACTACACAGAAAAAGGCATCAGCTTTAGATCGTGTAAATGTACGTCGTTTATTGATAGCCGCTAAGAAGTTTGTTGCATCAACTACCAAGTATTTGATCTTCGAACAAAATACAGCAGCTACAAGAAATCGTTTCTTGAGTATTGTTAATCCATATTTTGATAATGTACAACAACGTCAAGGTTTGTATGCATTTAAAGTAGCAATGGATGAGAAAATGAATACACCAGCCGTTATTGACCGTAACGAATTGCGCGGTGCTATTTACTTACAGCCAACTAAAACGGCTGAATTTATAATTATTGATTTCAATATTCTACCAACTGGTGCTGCTTTCCCAGAATAGTAGATGATGAATATTTATATTAAATAGGAGAAATAAAAAATGGCAGAATTATTATCACCCAATGAAATCTTTTATACAGCGTTTGAACCGAAACTGGCAATGCGATTCATCATGTATATTGAGGGTATTCCATCATACTTGATCAAAGCAGCATCTCGTCCTAGCATTGATCAAGGTGAGGTAGTGCTTGATCACATTAACATTGAACGTAAGCTCAAAGGTAAAAGCCGTTGGCAAGACGTTACCGTTACATTGTATGACCCAATTGTGCCCTCGGGCGCACAAATGGTAATGGAATGGGTACGTTTACACCACGAGTCTGTAACAGGACGTGATGGTTATAGCGACTTTTACAAGCGTGACATTACTTTCAATTCATTAGGTCCTGTAGGTGACAAAGTTGAAGAATGGACTTTGAAAGGTGCATTTGTAAGCGCAGCAACCTTCGGCGATATGGATTGGAGCACAGAAGATCCAATGACTATCGAATTG